ATGGGCTTAGAGGTTAAGTTCAAGGAAGGCAAGGGTAAGTATATTACCTGCAAGAGCACCCGTCCTATCCGCGCTTACGACGATGGCGGTAGCGAGGTTGAGGAGCAGCTTGGTAATGGGACTAAAGGTGTGGCTCTAGTGGGTACATACTCATGGAGCTACCAGAAGAAGAAGGGTATCTCTCCAGCCCTCAAGCGCCTCGTGGTAACAGAACTTGTTGAGTACAGTGGCGCACCAGTTGGTGAGCTGGTTGCTGAAGACGACTTGTTGTAATGATAGCACTACTCGATGCAGATATTCTTTGTTATCGGGTAGGGTTTGCTACCAATGATGAGCATGAGAACACCGCTATCGAAACAATGGCGGTTGTTCTTGAGGACTTAATCATGTTTGACCTAATCGACTGTGAAGAACATGAGTTGTTTCTTACAGGCAAGACAAACTTCAGACATGATGTGGCAGTGACAGAACCCTACAAGGGTAACAGGAAGGATGTGAAGAAGCCGACACACCTACCTCTCCTACGGGAATACTTACAAACGGCATGGGGCGCTAGTGTTAGTGATGGACAGGAAGCTGATGATGACATCGCTATCCGAGCAACAGAGCTTGGAGAAGAGTCAATCATCGTATCAATTGACAAAGACTTTATGCAGGTTCCGGGATGGCACTACAACTTTGTGAAGAGGGAAAAGAAGTTTGTTACACCAGAGGAAGGGTTGCGGTTCTTCTACAAGCAAATACTAACAGGGGACGCAGCAGACAACGTGAAGGGGATACATCGGGTCGGGGATGTGAAAGCAACCAAGATGCTTGCAGATGCCAAGACAGAGAAAGAGTTGTATGCGTGTTGTGTGGAGGCAATGGGGGCAGAGAGGGTGTTAGAGAACGCTAGACTGCTTTGGCTCCGACGACAGCCTAACCAAATGTGGGAGCCACCAAATGAAGAAGAATGAGTTTAAACTAGCGGGGATGACTTGGGAGATTGTTGAAACTGATATGTTAGACCTTGGTGCGTCTAACCCTGAGAACTGTAAGATTTTATTGAACAGTAGATTGAAAGGTCAAGATCGAGAGGTTACCTTATTACATGAAGTTGTTCATGCTATCCTGTTTACGATGGGTGAGCGTGAGCATGACGAGCGGTTCGTAGAGGGATTCGCTCAGTTGTTATACCAGTATGAGCAACAGAAAGTATAACGATGGAGAGTGGACAGAAGCTAGGTTCAGAGCGTTTGTAATCTCTGCTCTACGTGCTCACATGAAACGCTTCCCTCCGAAGTGGAAGGCGTTGAAAGCAGCAATGGTAGGCAAGAAGGTTAACAAGCGTTCAGGTAGGTTGGCTGAGCATTACTTATGTGCCAGTTGTGGTGGGTTCTTTGTGGCTAGAGATGTACAGGTAGATCATATTGACCCTGTTGTCTCACCAGAGGAAGGCTTCCAAGACTGGTGGACTTATATGAATAGGCTCTATTGTGAGGCTGAAAACTTACAGGTGTTGTGCAAACCATGCCATAAGGATAAGACAAACGCAGAGCGTAAAGAAAGGATGAAGAAATGAAACTGGAATATAGTAGCGATAGTAACCCATTTGTTAAACAACTTGAAAGCTCAATGGAGATGTGGCGAGAGTACTGTGACAAGTATTGGGGCAAGCCAGATAAATTTATTGAGGATAACCAGAAGCAAGTAGAGAGCTACATCAATGCTTCTAAGATTATGCTTAACTACCTTGGAGTGAAAGTAGACAAATGAAAGTAAAGCTAGTGTGGGTTACCCCCGATGCAGAGGAGAAGGTAGCGTACATGGCTCGTGTTTCAAACCCCGGCAATCAGGATAACAAGGAGACAGCACCACGTCTCCTTCGTTACCTAATGAAGAACAAGCATTGGTCACCCTTCGAGATGGTTAACGTTTGTATGGAGATTGAGTGTACACGAGACATTGCAAGGCAGATTATTCGACACCGTTCGTTCAGCTTCCAAGAGTTCAGTCAGCGTTATGCCGAGGCTCTGGACATGGAGTGCAGTGAGGCTAGGTTGCAGGATGAGAAGAATCGGCAGAACAGTCTACCTACGCAGGACAGGGAGCTTCAGCGGTGGTGGGATGAGATGCAGCGTAGTTTAATTGCACAGGCTCGTGGGGTGTACGGGGCTGCGTTAAACCAAGGTATCGCTAAGGAGGTTGCTCGTAAGGTATTACCTGAAGGGTTGACAATGAGTCGGATGTATATGAATGGGACACTGCGGAGTTGGATGCATTATGTAGACATCCGCTGTGATGAAGCAACACAGAAGGAACACAGGGAAGTAGCCGACAAATGTAAGGCAATCTTGACTGAACAGTTCCCCAGTATTTATGGAGGTTAACATGGACAAACAGTATTATCATTTTAAGAAGAGCAGCTCACGACCAAGCGTAACAACAAACACAGAGCACTTCTATGTGTGCGAAGAGGACGCTAGGTGGGATGATGTTATGCGACAGTTTGCTTCTTTCCTAGATTCCTGTGGGTATGTTGGGGTGTACGAAAAGGTTGACCTAATGTTAGATAACTACTGGGAGGTTGAATGAAGATACTTGTTATCCCTGACTGTCAAGTGAAGCCGGGAATCCCGACTGAACATCTTGAGTGGGCAGGTAAAGCCATCGTAGATTATCGCCCTGACGTGGTGGTTAACATCGGTGACTTTGCTGATATGCCCTCTCTATCTACTCACGATAAGGTTGGTAGTAAATACTTTGAGGGTAAGCGGTACAAGGATGACATAGCATTCGCTAAGATTGGAATGAAGAAGTTGTTGAAACCACTGCGGGATTTGCAGGTGAGCCAGAAAGCTAACAAGCAGAAGGTTTACAAGCCCCGCATGGTGTTAACACTAGGGAACCACGAGAATAGAATCGACCGAGCTGTGGCTAATAACCCCATCCTTGAAGGTTCTATCTCGATTGCCGACTTAGAGTATGAGAAGGATTGGGAAGTTCATGGGTTTCTTAAACCAGTGTTTATTGGTGGGGTTGGCTTTTGTCACTATTTTCCTGTGGGTGTTATGGGCAGACCAGCGAGTTCGGCAACTGTTATTGTTAATAAGTTACATATGTCTTGCGTTGCTGGTCATCAACAGGGAAAGCAAGTTGCCTACGGGAAACGTGCTGATGGGAAACCTATCTGTGGTATCATCGCAGGGAGCTACTACCTACACGACGAGGACTACATGGACTCTCTTAGCAACCGTCACTGGCGAGGGTTAGTGGTGTTAAACGAAGTGGAGGATGGTGCTTTCGATGAGATGTTCTTGTCGATGAACTACCTACAGAAAAAATATGCTGACGCTGCCTGATATTTGTGATAAACTAGAGCGTCTCGATGAGGTGACATTGTTGGAGCTGCTGGAGATACGCAGCTCTGACATTGTTGCTAAGTTTATGGATGCTATTGAAGAACGTGCCGATTACCTAGAGGAACTATTGGATGACAATTGAAATTGATTTAACGCGAGATGCCTTATTTGATTCGCTAGGCAAACAGCGTCTCAAAGAAAGTTACATGAAAGATGATGAGACAAGCCCACAAGAAAGATTTGCCTTTGTATCGAAGGCTTTTGGCAGTAACCCTGAACATGCTCAGCGACTGTATGAGTATAGTAGTAAGCATTGGCTTAGTTATAGTACTCCCATTCTTTCTTTTGGGCGTAGTAAGCGTGGGTTACCTATTAGCTGTTTTCTTAACTATATTGACGATAGCGCAGAGGGCTTGGTTGATAACCTATCCGAGACTAACTGGCTTAGCATGTTGGGAGGCGGTGTGGGTGTCCACCTTGGCATTCGGAACAGCGATGATAAGTCAACTGGCGTGATGCCTCACCTGAAGATGTATGATGCATCTTCACTGGCATACCGTCAAGGGCGTACACGTCGAGGGAGCTATGCGGCTTTCTTGGATGTATCTCACCCTGACATCATTCAGTTCTTGGAGATGCGTAAGCCAACAGGTGATCAGAATATGAGAACCCTTAACCTTAACCACGGTGTTAACATCACGGATAAGTTTATGAAGGTGATCGAGCGGTGTATGAAAGACCCTGATGCCAACGATGACTGGGCGTTGATTAACCCTGCCAACAATGAGGTTGTGGAGGTTATCAGTGCCAAGTACTTGTGGCAGAAGATGTTAGACTTGCGGATGCAGACTGGTGAGCCATACTTTGTTTTCATTGATACGGCTAACCGAGCAATGCCTGAGTGGTTGCGTGACCAAGGTTTGAAGATTAACGGCAGTAACCTATGCACTGAAATCTTCCTGCCTACCAGTGCCGACCGAACAGCAGTGTGTTGTCTGTCAAGTTTGAACTTGGAGTATTATGATGATTGGAAAGATAACGAACAGTTTATTCCTGATGTTATGGAAATGCTTGACAATGTTCTTGACTATTTCCTCAGCAATGCTCCTGACCACATTCGCCGTGCTATTCATTCTGCTTCCAATGAGAGGTCTGTTGGACTTGGTACACTAGGTTTCCATGCTTACCTACAAAAGAATAACATGGCAATTGACGGGGTTATGGCTAAGTTGACTAACCGTGATATTTTCCAACATATTAGTAAGGAGTGCAAACGTGCAGATAGGTTACTTGTGGATAAAAGAGGCGCTTGCCCGGATGCAGCTTTGTATCGCGTCTCTCGTCGCTTTAGTCACCATATGGCTATTGCTCCCAATGCTAGTT